GGAACAAATTTATTAGCGGGAATTGTAACATCTATAGTTGCAGGGAATAATGTAACGGTATCTGGTGCTACTGGTGCGGTCACTATTAATGCTAGTGGAGGAGGTGGTGGTGGAAGTATTGCTGGTATTGATACTACAGGTACATCAGTCTTTAATAATATAAATGCAAGTGGTGTTGTAACTGCTACCTCATTTAGTGGTAATTTAAATGCAAGTAATTTAAGTAGTGGTACAGTTCCTGCTAGTAGAATAACTACACTTAATGCATCTAAACTAACTGGAACATCAGCAGCGATTAATGGTACAAATATAACAGGAATTGTAACATCTATAATTGCAGGAACTAATGTAACAGTATCTGGTTCTACGGGTGCGGTCACTATTAATGCTAGTGGTGGCGGCGGTGGAGGTGATATTACTGCAGTTACTGCTGGAACTGGATTATCTGGTGGTGGAACGACAGGAGATGTAACTTTAAATATAGCAAACACTGCAGTTAGTGCTGGTTCATATACAAATACAAGTATTACAGTTGATGCACAAGGTAGAATAACTTCAGCATCTAATGGTACAGGTGGTTCTGGAATAATAGTTCAGGATGAAGGTTCAGCACTAGCAACTAATGCCACAACTCTTAATTTTGCTGGAGCTGGTGTTGTAGCAAGTGGAACTGGTGCAGTAAAAACAATTACTATTGCAGGTGGCGGTGGTTCATTAGCATCTAGAACAACAAAGAGTGCTACTACTGCTTCTCTTAATGCTGCTGCTTCTGGTGATTTATCAATAACTGCATTTAAGGCATATAATTTACTTAAAATAGCAATAGATCATCCTGCATGGGTTAGACTTTATACCGATACTACCAGTAGATCTAATGATGCTAGTAGAACAGAGGGAACAGATCCAGCACCAGGTTCAGGTGTTATAGCAGAAGTTTTAACATCTACTGCAGGTGCAAGCACATTCGTAATGTCACCTGGAGTTTTTGGATGGAATAATGATGGAACCCCTGCTAACATAGTTTATGCAAAAGTGACCAATAAGGATTCTTCTGCTCGTGCAATTACAGTAACTCTAACTCTAATACAAGCGGAGGCATAGATGAAAGAGTATACAGTCACTCTTAATAATTTTTCTGATAAAACAACTTTTTGTAATGAAATGACTGCTTCTAGTGGAAGTGGTTCTGTTCCGAGTAGGGCATGTACATGTGATTTGATGAGACCTCAAAGTAGAAATACGGTTTTTACTTTATCTGATGCTGAAGCAACCGAATTATTGAATGATTCTAGAGTAAAAGCATGTGAAGAACATGTTGAAGTGAATATTGCGGAATACTGGGATAGTGCTCAAAATGGTGATTGGGATAAAACTCCCGATGGTGTTGCTGATAAAAATTGGGGTATTAAAAGATGTATTGATGGGCAGCAAACATCTGGTTGGGGATCGAATGGAACATCACAACAAACTGGTTCTTATAATACAACAAGTTCGGGTAAAAATGTAGATGTTATTATAATAGATCGTCATTTAAATTTTGGTCATCCAGAATACAGAGAGAATCCTGATGGAAGTGGTAATCTTCGTAGTAATGAATTTAATTGGTTTCAATACAGTGCTGCTCTAGGTTATAGTAGTAATACTGCAGCAACCTATAATTATTCTACAATTACATCTAGTCATGGAACCCATGTAGCAGGAACGGTTGCTGGAAACACTCAAGGATGGGCAAGAGATGCCAATATCTATAATATGGAATTTTCTTCTACTGCAGGTGGTAATAATGGAATAACTGGACTTTGGTGGTATAATATTATGTTTGAATATGTCAGACACTTTCATAATAATAAACCAATTAACGCTGCTACTGGAAGAAGAAATCCAACAATAGTTAATAATAGTTACGGGTTTTATAATAATGACGGAAATCTTTTATTATCAACTATAAGTGAAATAAAGTATAGAACAGTTACTACCAGTTTAAGTGGAATGACTACTGCTCAAAAAAGAACAGCATTACAAGATAGACGAATTCCTGTTCCTGATTCTACTTATGGTAGTCCATATGCTAGTGATAGAACTCCATATATGGGAAAAAGACTAGCAAGTGTAGATGCGGATATTGAAGATTGTATAAATGATGGAGTAATTGTGGTAGGTTCTGCAGGAAATTCATTTTGGCCAATGGATAGGAGTGGTGGTAATGATTATGATAATATGCTTGTAATAAATGGTGCTGGAGTATATTGTTCAAGAGGATCAACTCCTGGTAACACAGAGACTTCTGCAGGTAACGTGATATCTGTAGGTTCAATTGATACATATACTAATGATAGAAAAGGATATTATAGTAATTGTGAAGAAAGAGTTGATATTTGGTCACCTGGCACATATATTATGTCGTCTGTAGCTAATTCTAGTTCTGGATATAGTAATCAGGTACAAGATCAAAGAAATACTAGTTATTATAATGCAAGTGCTAGTGGTACAAGTATGGCATCACCTCAAATTAGTGGACTTTTAGCATGTGCTGCTGAACAATATCCTAATATGAAACAAGCAGACGCACATCAATATTTAATTGAAGGTGCTGGTTTAAATCAAATTGCTGATACTAGTGAAGGTATGGTTGCTGATCCATATACTGATCTTGGTGATTCTAATAATCGGTATGCTTCTTATGTTTATAAAAGACCACAAAGCGGAACTGTGTTCCCACATGATAATCATGGAAATAGAGTTTCATCATCTAATGGTGTAAAATATCCAAGGGTAAATAGTCCTGTGACTAAACCTTCATAAAACCTTTAATAAATAAATAAAAAGTTCCAAAAATGGCTGCAATTATAACTGATAAGATTAGAATATTAAATGCAAAGAATTTTATTGCTGGTGTAAATTCTACTAGCAATGCATATTATTCTTTTATTGGATTACCTAATCCTACAGAACAACAATCTGATTGGGATACTTCTCCCCCTGCTCCTAAAGACAGTTTTGACGAGGAAAATAGTTATTGGGATACTATGATTGCTTTGAAGAAAATTACTTCTTCAGATGTAAGACAAGTAGTTCAGAAAAGATTATGGACTTCAGGAACGACATATGATATGTATCGTGGAGATTATACAAGGTCAAATACTGCTAATGTTTCAGGTGCTACGAATTTATATTCTGCAAGTTATTATATATTGAATAGTGATTATAGAGTTTATGAGTGTTTACAGAACGGAACTGATCCAGAAAACCCTAATGGAAGACCATCATTAGATGAACCAACATTTACTGATTTAGAACCAAAGGTTGCAGGAAGTAGTGGAGATGGATATGTATGGAAGTATCTTTATACTATTAAACCAAGTGATATTGTAAAATTCGAGTCAACTGATTTTATTCCAGTTCCTCCATCTTGGGATACTTCTGCTGACAATGCTGCAGTTAGAGATAATGCAGTAGATGGATCTATTAAAATAGTTACCATTACAAATAGAGGAGTTGGTTTAGGAACTGCTGGTGCTGTTTATACAAGAGTACCCATTAAAGGTGATGGTTCTGGTGCAGAATGCACTGTCATTATGTCTAATGACCAAACAATTGATTCTATAACTGTTTCTAGTCAAGGAACTGGTTACTCTTATGGTAGTGTTGATTTAGTTGCTGGTGGAGTTCCTACAGGAACAACAGTACCAACGTTTAATGTTATTATTCCACCTCAAGGTGGTCATGGATCTGATATTTATCAAGAATTGGGTGCATATAATGTTTTACTTTATTCTAGAATAGAGAATGACGCAGAAAACCCTGATTTTATTACAGGTAATCAGATAGCAAGAATTGGTGTGGTTCAAGATCCTAAAGGATTTGGATCAAATAATCTATTAACATTAGATAAGGCAAGTGCAGTTCCTGCTCTTCGTTTAACTGGTGCAGGATATAGTTCTGCTACATTTGCTGCAGATTCATTAGTTAAACAAACTATTGGAACAGGTTCTACTGCTTTAGGTAAAGTTATTAGTTATGATCAAAATACAGGAGTTTTGAAGTTCTGGCAAGATAAAACTATGGCAGGATTCAATACTGTAGGTACTGCTCAAACAAATCCACCTTATGGTTATAATTTGAATCAGTTTACCAGCACTCCAAGTGGTAATGGTAGCTTGACTATCGTTCCTTCTACAGGGTCTAATTTAGCGATAGATACGTCCTTCACAGGTGTCTCAACCGTAATAAATAGTAAGACGTATTACCTTGGGCAGTCATTTAATAATGGTATTGCCAATCCTGAATCTAAAAAGTATTCTGGAAACATTATTTACATTGATAATAGACCATCTATTACAAGGTCATTAAACCAAAAAGAAGATATCAAAGTTATTTTGCAGTTCTAAAAAATCATGCCACAGCAAACGAATTTAAACGTATCGCCATATTTTGACGACTATTCAGATGATAGTGGTTATCATAAGGTACTGTTTAAACCTGGAACTCCTGTCCAGGCAAGAGAACTTAATAATCTCCAATCTATTTTACAGAATCAGATTGAAAAGTTTGGGCAACATTTTTTTAAAGAAGGTGCAAAAGTAATACCTGGTAATACTGGATATAATAAACTATATTATTGCATTCAATTACAAAATAATTTTCAAGGAATACCCGTATCTGCTTATGTTGATCAATTAGTTGGTACACAAATTACAGGAAGAACGTCTGGTGTAACTGCAGTTGTAGATAGTGTATTATTAGCAGAAAATTCTGAAAGAGGAAATTTAACTTTATATATTGCTTATATTAGTTCAAGTACTTCAAATAATTCAACACAAACATTTGCTGATGGTGAAGAATTAACATCTAATGCTACTATTAGTTCTGGTTTATTAGGAAATAGTAGTATTAGTTCAGGAACTCCTTTTGCAGTAACAATAGCACAAAATGCTGCTGCTACAGGATCTTGTTTCCAAATACAAGAAGGTGTTTACTTTGTTAGAGGACAATTTGTTAAAGTAGAACAACAAACACTTATATTAGAACAGTATAATAGTAATGGAAATTATAGAGTTGGTTTAGCAGTAAATGAAGAGATTATAAACTCTGATATGGATGAAACCTTGAATGATAATTCACAGGGTTTTAATAATTATTCTGCTCCAGGTGCTGATAGATTAAAAATTACTCTCTCTTTATTTAAGAAACCATTAGATGATTTTGATGATAATGCTTTTGTTGAAGAAGCAGAGGTTGTTGAAGGTGTTCTTAAGGCTAAAGTAAAAACCAGTGCATATAAAGGTCTTGCTGATGAAATGGCACATAGGACATATGATCAGTCTGGAGATTACTATGTAAAACCATTTGATGTTAGTGCAAGAGATTCTTTAAATGATGATCTTGGTAATAGAGGTATTTTTAAAGAAGGACAAACGACTTATAGTGGATCTACACCATCAGATGATCTTGCCTGTTATAAATTGTCTCCAGGTAAGGCATATGTTAGAGGATATGAAATAGAAGTCCCAACTCCAGTATATTTGGATGCTCCCAAACCAAGAACAACAAAAACTTTATCAAATCAAAATATAATATACAATACAGGAGCAACATTAAAATTAAATAGATCTTATGGTAATCCTACTATAGGTATAGGTAATACTTATATTTTAAGTTTAAGAGATCAAAGAGGATCTGCAGATCAAACGGTAGCTCCTGGATCAGAGATTGGTGTTGCAAGAGTTTATGATTATAATTTGGAAACAGGTGCATATAATATTCAATCTAACTTAAATCAATGGGATTTATCTTTATATGATGTTCAGACAGTTACCAAAGTAAGTTTAAATCAACCAATAGACAGTTTACCCACACCTACTTTTATAGAAGGTGCTAATAGTGGTGCAACTGCATTCCTTAAAGATTCAGTTACTAATAGTGCTGCTTTAAATCTTTATGAAAGAGAAGGTGATTTTATAGAAAACGAAGCATTAATATTCAATGGAATTCAGAATGGTAGAGTTGCAATAGCAATTACTTCATATACTATTTCTGATGTAAAATCAGTATTTGCTACTAATGATGGAACTGTTGGTACTGCTGGAACATTTAATGCTGATGTTATTCAATCTCCTTCAATTTTTGTTGGAGTTGCAACCATTACTGCTGCTTCTGGTGGTGTAAGTACAGTTACTCATGGTAATGGTGATTTATTTCCTGGTAGTGGAATAGTAAAAGTAAATAATTTAGTACAATTTAGTAATCCTGATAAATCTAATGATCCAACATATGGTAGAATTGCTTCTGTTGATGAAACTTCAATAACAATTGCTAATGTTGCTGATGTAGATGGAATAGTAAATGGTAGTTTACCAACTACAGCAAAAAATGTAACTGATTTACAAGTTTTAAGTACAAAACTATCATCATCTTCTGATAATACATTATTTACTAGATTACCTAAAGATTATATCTCTAATGTAGATTTAACTAATGCAACTCTTTCAATAAGAAAGGTATTTGAAGTTAATATTGTTGATAATAAGTTATCACAATCAGTTTCTGCTGGATCTAGTGAATTTTTCCTTCCATTTGATGAGGAAAGGTATTCATTAATTCGTGTTGATGGTAGTGCTGAACCTTTAACTACTGATAAATTTGAAATTAGTAGTGATGGAAAGGCACTCCAGATTTATAATCTAGGATCAAATGATGCAGGTGCTCAATTAACAGCTACACTTACTAAACAAAATCCAAGAGAGAAGAAAAAAATTAAAAATAGAGTTAATAGTCTTATTGTTGATAAATCTACAAATCCAGCATCTGGTATTGGATCTACTACAGCAAATGATGGATTAACCTATGGTACTTATCCATATGGAACTAGAGTGCAAGATAAAATTCTAACATTAGGTTCTCCTGATGTTATGAAGATTCATGGTATATACGAATCTGCTAATTTAGAAGTACCATCTGCACCAAAAATGGTTCTTTCCGATATTAATAGTCAATCTACTACCACTACAGAATTGATAGTAGGTGAATATATTACAGGACAAAATACTGGTGCTATAGCATGTTATGCAGAAAGACTATCTGATAGTCAAATTACATTTATATACAAGAATGATTCTGTGTTTGCTGAAGGAGAAACAGTAAAATTCAAAGAATCTGGAATTGAAGGAGTTATTACTACATTAGATGCTACTAGTTTTGAAATAGGTGGAGAATATACATTTAGTACTGGTCAAGAAAAAACAATATATGATTATGGATCTATAACAAGAAAACCAGAAGCAGAAGCACCTAATAAGAAAATTAAAGTTTACTTTGAGAGTGCATATTATGATTCTACTGACGATGGTGATATTACTACAGTAAATTCTTATGATAACTTTGATTATGGTAATGATATCATGGGAGTTGATGGTATTTCTAATGCTGATATTATTGATATTAGACCTAGAGTTGCAGATTACATTGTTTCAGAAAGTTCTAGATCTCCATTAGAATTTTATGGTAGAACCTTTAATAATGAAGGTCAAACTGCTACCAATATTCTAGCATCTGACGAAGCTATTGTTGCTTCATTCTCTTTCTATCTTGGAAGAATTGATAGAATTTACTTAACAAAAACTGGAGAGTTCCAAGTTAAATATGGTGCTCCTGCTGAAAAACCAGATAAACCAGGAACTGTAGATGGAGCACTTGAAGTAGCGACTATTAATTTACCACCATATTTCTTTAATCCTCAACAAGCAGATATTCGTGCTCATGAATATAAGAGATTCCAAATGGTTGACATTAAGAATCTTGAAAATAGAATTAAGAATTTGGAGTATTATACTGCGTTAACTTTATTAGAAACTAATACTGCTAATTTATTTGTTTCAGATGCTGATGGACTTAATAGATTTAAATCAGGTTTCTTTGTTGATAACTTTGATTCATTCTTACCACAGGAGGATAGATTAGGTATTAATAATAGTATTGATAGATCCTTTAAAGAACTTAGACCAAAGCATTATACTAATTCAGTAGATTTAATTTTTGGTCCTGTTACTGATGTAGATCCTAATGTTGATTTAGCATTTCAGACAATTGAAGGTATTAATGTAAGAAAAAATAATGATGCCATAACTCTAGATTATGCTGATGTTGAGTGGTTAAAGCAGAGTTTTGCAACAAGAACCGAAAGTGTAACTCCTTTCCTTATCAGTTTCTGGCAAGGAACTGTAGAATTAACTCCAGCAAGTGATAACTGGGTAGACACTGTTAGATTAGAAGCAAAAGTTATTCAAACAGAAGGTAACTATGCAGAAACAATGGCTGCTGCAAGTAGAAACTTTGGAACAGATCCTCAAACAGGATTTGCACC